CAGTCAAGCATGACCTTCACTGGCGAGCAGGCTCCGGTTCGGACCATCGCTCACTGGGAGGCTGCTCACCGTAACGTTCTTGCCGATGAACCGCAGTTGCGTTCAATCATCGACAACGAACTCCTTTACGGTCTTCGTCTGACCGAGGACAACCAGATTCTTTCCGGTGCTGGCACTGGTGAGGACCTTACTGGTATCCTTAACACCTCAGGTGTTCAGACCTACTCATGGTCAGCAGGTGCAACTTCACCTGTCGCTGATACCAAGGCTGACGCTCTTCGTCGTGCGGCTACGCTTGCGTACCTCGCCTACTACGAGCCAACCGGTATCATCGTTCACCCGTCAGACTGGGAAGACATCGAACTCACCAAGAACTCACAGGGCACGTACCTTCTTGCCATGTCAGTCGCTGGTGGTGCCGAGTCACGTGTTTGGCGCATTCCTGTCATCGACACTCCGGCCATCGCTGAGGGCACTGCTCTCGTTGGTGCGTTCGGTACCGGTGCTCAGTTGTACGACCGTGAGGCTGCGAACATTCGCATCTCAGAGAACCACGAAGACTTCTTCACCCGCAACGCCATCGTCGTGCTTGCTGAAGAGCGTCTTGCTCTCGCCGTGAAGCGGCCAGAGTCGTTCGTCAAGGTCACCTTCGACGCTGCTCCGTCCTGATCCTAGCGATTAAGATAGGAGTCGCTGAAGGATAGCGACTAGGTAAAGGCCCCCCGGCTTCGGCTGGGGGGCTTTTGCTATAATAGGGTATGTCTTTCTTTGATCAAGATGCTCCCGAGAACCTTCCGGCATGGACACCCGAAGATGTAGAGGTGTTGCAGGCCGTTGATCCTTTTTGCGTTCCGGGCATCTGTAACGTACTGGCTTTCATTATCGCTAACCACGGTTTTGTAGAAGACGATACGTTGGACTTGGCGTTAATATTTCATTCGGTAGCCAATTGGAATGATGAAGGCTATTCGTTTGACGACGCCGAAAAAGTTATTGCTGTTGCCAGTGAGTTTTGTTTGATTGATTGTGTGTATGACAATCAGGTATTGACATTGGTTGAAGTGCAGGACAATGCGGTTCTGTTCTTAGCCTTGCATGATCAGCACTCTTCGGCTTTGGAGGCGGCGATCTGTTTGACAGATCGTGACAGTTCTATGTTTAGCAATTCGTCCACGTTACCTTCTTTGTCACTGTTTGGCGAGTGGGAAGAATTTGCTGCAATGCTTGTAGGTTCACTGTTGACCAGAGGACGCCTGTCTGATAGTATAGGCTCTCTGATGGAACATTGTGCCGAGGCAGGCTTACCTGTTACTTCAGAATTAGAGTTCGTGGACACAGTTCGTAAACTGTGTGCTGTCGGATTACTCTCTGTTGAGATAGACGACAAAGGTTTGGCAACAGTTCATATTGAGCGTCAACCTGCGGGCTTGTTCCTTTTGTTTTCAAACAGAATAGAGATGGCGAAGAGTTTGGCCTCGCTTTGACAACTGGCCTTACTCCTGCTAAGATAGGCAGACAAATTAACGCTAGTCTCCAAACGACTTGACGTTCTTACGGACGTACTTGCCGTTAGAATACTAAAACCACTTAAATCACACCTACACAGAAAGAGAGAATCGTGGACCCTTTTTTCATTTCCGACGACTTTGCTAACGACTATGCTGACCAGATGCCTCCTTGGGGCTTTAATGGTTTGGGCTATGTGACTTACAAGAGAACTTATGCTCGGCCCATTTTTGAAGCCGGTACAGATATTATTGAGCGTACCGAGGAATGGCACGAGACCATTCAGCGAGTGGTGAATGGTGCTCAGAGTATCGGTGCTCAGTTGAGTGAGGACGAGGCAAAGCGTCTGTATGATTATTTGTTCAACCTGAAGGGTTCAGTTGCGGGCCGCATGTTGTGGCAGTTGGGTACCGAGAACAACCAGCGTCTTGGTGGCGATAGCCTTGTAAACTGTTGGTTCGTTGATGTTCAGAAGCCGACCGACTTTTCTTGGGCTGTTGAGCGTTTGATGCTTGGTGGCGGAGTGGGCTTCTCGTGTGATAGGCCGGAGCGTCTAGGTGTGGTTCGTGATGCTTGGGTCAGCCATCAGGACGCAAACGACGCTGACTTTATTGTTCCTGACACTCGTGAGGGTTGGGGCAATGTTATCCGCAAGGTCTTTGAGTGCTACCTCGGTGGCGACGATGAACCGCAGTACATGGCGTATGCGACTCATCTTATTCGGCCCGCTGGTGTACCCATCAAGACGTTTGGTGGTACCGCTTCTGGTCCTGACATTTTGATCTCGGGTATCGAAAAGATTTGTGCTGTTCTGGATGGTGCGGTTGGCCGCACCCTCACTTCTGTTGAAGTTCTGGACTGTATGAACATCATCGGTTCAATCGTGGTTGCTGGTAACGTTCGTCGGAGCGCCGAGATTGCAGTTGGCCGTCTTGATGACGAAGACTACTTGATGGCGAAGCGTTGGGACTTGGGTGACATTCCTATTGAGCGTGCCATGTCCAACAACACTGTGTTTGTTTCACCTGAGCAGATGAAGAACATGCCTGAGATGATTTGGGAAGGTTACAAGGGGAATGGCGAGCCTTACGGTTTCTTCAACCTTGAGGCTTCTCGCCAGTTTGGGCGTATGGGCGAACGTCGTCATGACCCGTCTATTGTTGGCGTTAACCCCTGTGCGGAAATCCCGTTGGCTAACCGTGAGTCGTGTAACCTTTCCGAAATCTTCCTTCCGATGATTGATTCACCGGAAGAACTTGAAGATGTCGCTCACCTGCTCTACAAGGTACAGAAGGCTACCGCCGCTCTAGGTTACCTTGATCCCACGTCTGATAAGATCACTTCCAAGAACATGCGTCTCGGCTTGGGTATTACGGGCGTGGCTCAGGCTATGGACAAGATTGATTGGCTGGATCAGGCATACGTTTCATTGCGTGCGCTAGATGCGGAATGGTCGGCTCACCGTGGTTGGCCGGAGTCAATTCGTCTGACAACCATTAAACCTTCTGGCACTCTCAGCCTTCTTCCGGGCGTTACTCCCGGCGTTCACCCCGGCTTCAGTCAGTACTTCGTGAAGCGTATGCGTATGGCTTCGGGTGACGTGCTTGTGAACTACTGCCGGTCAAAGGGCTTCTATGTTGAGCCTCTTCGCAACTTCGACGGTTCTGAAGATCACCGTACCGTGGTTGTTGAGTTCCCGTGTGCGTTCCCTGATGGCACGATTGAGGCTAAGGACATGACTGCGATTGAGCAGATGGACCTTGTTCGTCGCTTGCAGAAGGTTTGGGCTGACAACGCTATTTCTGTGACGGTCTACTACAAGAGCGAAGAGTTGGACGGTATTCGTGAGTACCTTGCTGAGCATTGGCACGAGATGAAGTCCGTTTCGTTCCTGTTGCACAGCGAGCATGGGTTCGATCAGGCTCCGATGGGCGAGTTGACGAAGGAAGAGTACGAACACGTGCTTAGCACCACGTCTCCGCTTGGTGAGAAGTTGACCGGTTCTACGATCATGTCTGACGATGAGTTTGACGCTGAATGCGCAACTGGGGCTTGCCCGATCCGCTAATGTTTAAAGTACTACTTGCTTATTTATTCCGACGCAGGTAGTATACTTGTATGATTGGTGTAACAGAACAATTCCCTGCTTTTGGCATGGTCGGAGTTAACGCAGACAACGAGTTTGTGGATATCACACTTGATGACTTCGATGGAATGTGGAAAGTATTTTATTTCTATCCGAAGGACTTTACGTTCATTTGTCCTACTGAGATTAGAGAGATGGATCGCCTCGTGTCAGAGGATGTTGCTGTCGTCGGTTTCAGTGGGGACAATGAGCATTGTAAGTTGAACTGGAAGCAATCCAACGACTTGATCGGTGGCATCAAGCACACGCTAGGTGCTGACACCGGCCTGTACCTCACCCGATTCTTGGGCATTGAGGACACTATTGAAGGCGTTGCTTTACGTGCTACTTATATTGTTGATGAGTTCAATACGATCAGGTCGGTAACGGTCAACGAGTTGGACACGGGCAGGAATGTGGATGAAACTATCCGAACCCTGAAGGCTTTACGTGCGGGCGGTTTGACTGGTTGCTCGTGGACGCCGGGTGACGACTTTGTTGGATAGCCCAGTATTATAATTTCTAAAGTTGCAATCTGGCGAAAGTTCGGGAGATAGATTAATACTTGTACCGGCAAGTAGGCTAACCCCGAAGGAGGAGATTGTGGATATCGGTTAAGCCGGTAGCCGATTAGCAATCAAATTATCTAGGCGGGGTCTGGTCACTTGCACTGGACCCCGCTTGGCGTTTAAAATAGATTTATGCCGGTCATGCAAGAGTTCAAAGAGAAAAAGATTCATATAGACTTAGCCTACTTAGCGGACCTTGTTCGATATCACGGCATATCTACCACGGTTCCCCGAACCCCTGAAGGTTCTGTTTCCTTGTCATATGCACTGGCTTTGATCTGCGGAATGCGGACTTATCCTGAAGTGGATGACTTTGAGTATCTAGTCGATCAGGTTCCATCAGTCTATCGTGCTCAGTTCATTTTGTGTTGGGAAGCAATTGAACTTGAAGTTGGTGAAGATATTGTCACATGGTCTGAAAGAGTCGGAACTGTTGAGACGGCTGCTCGGTTGAGAAGTCTTTCTAAACTTATTGAGTTATCCTAAGGTCGGCTTGACACACGGCTGTGTTTTTATTAATATACTGACATGAATCATCATGCGAGATGGAAGCGACATTATGATGCTCTGGCTCAGTACGAGGAGCGCTATGGCGATGCTATGCCGCCTAGCAACCACGTAGAGTTTTTACCAGACGGCGAAGAAATCAATTTAGGCAACTGGGTAAGTTACATGCGTACTCGGTACAGGCAGAATGCTTTGTCCGATGAGCGTATCGCTCTATTGGAGAAGTTCCCTTCGTGGGAGTGGGGTCCAGTTCGGCCCGGACCAAAGTCGCACGATTTTGTTGTAGTCCGTAATCAGCGCATTGTAAGCGCCCACGAGTCAGGTACCTCTCTGGCACAGATTGCTAGAGAGCATAATTTGTCAAGACAGCGAGTTCATCAAATAGTTAGGAGTGCTAGTGAGTAAAAAGAATGACGACTGGGAAGAAGTGCTTTCCCGGCTAACACAGGAGCGAGAAGCCAAACAGTCGCCGGGATCAGTTGCGGGCGGTCTAGTTTCAGGCATCCTTGCGTTCTGCCTTATCAACGGAGCGACAGCAGTGGCTTTGATGATTATTAATCAGGTGCTCATTGGGGCGTGGCCTAACATGACTTCAATCTCTCCCGGCATTGGATATCAGGATGCTTTTGTGGTGACAAGCATGTTGTGGGTTGTTTTCTTTGTAAGACTGGCGGTCATTTTAGGCATGGATGGTAAGAACAATGCTAATAAGTCCTGAAGTCACGACTAGCACTTGGGAAGGTGCGGCACAGATTTACACTTCTTCCATTTGGGAGTACGTAGGTGATAGGGAATGGCAAATTTCTGATGTGAATGCTGCCATTCGGATTCACCTTGATACCATGATTGACGCATACTTTAATAAAGACGGTGAGCCGTCTCACGACGAGTGGACACATTTAGCGGCGTTGTCGATTTTGGCTAGCGGGTACTTAGACGAAACTGAAACTCTGATTACACTGTGTAACAAGCAGAGAGACTACGGGCCAAATAACATCGCTCGGTTTGGCTCTTCAGGTCTTCTCCTGCGACTTCATGATAAGGTTGCACGGTTAGAGAATCTGCTTTCCCACGGTCATGACGCCCGGAACGAGTCTTTGAATGACACCTATTTGGATATTGTAGGTTACTCTGTTATTGGGCACATGCTTATTGAGGGCAGTTTCTTCTTTCCGATGGCAGATGCTTAAGGAGTAATCTGCGATAGGCGTCTGGTTACGGTATCATAACACTAGGACTTATTGTGTTCGTCTACGGAGGATAAAATGCCAGAGCCACTAACTATTAGGGATCGTGAGACAAGTAGAGAGCGGGGGCTGATTAACCGTCTGCGTGAGCGTATTCGTGATGGGCTTCGTAATAGAGGCATTGAGCCAGCCGGTAACGCTGGTCCGGGCGCTCGTACACGGGGTTAATTTTCGTTTAAGATTGTGAATCTACTATGGCTCTAATTACTGTATCTGACATTACAACATATATGGACATCACGTTTACGAATGTCCAAGAAGATGCTGCACAGTTTGTAATTGATGGTTTACAGGCTGAATTAGAGGCGTACCTACGCAGACCTGTGGAGCAGACTTCCTTTACTGAAACCTACCGCATTCCCGACCACGGTCGTGGTGCGAAGGATAATCAGTACTACTACAACTATACATTGGACCCTGCTTCGTCTTTGTCTACGGGCGGGATTACGTACAACCCGATTTTCACTTTGTATTTGGAAAATAGTCCGGTCGTTTCAGTTGACTCTGTTAGTATTACAGCGGCTTCCGCTTCAGCAGTGGCGTCGGCTCAGGTGGCTGAACGGGATTACATTGTTCGGGATTTTGGTATTGACCTATTTAACGTGATTGGTAATGACCGAGTTACTGTGACCTACACAGCAGGGCTGGACGGTGCGAATATTAAAGCATTTAAACTTTTGATGTTGCGTGCGGCTACTCGTGAGATGCAGAACATGCATGACGATGTTGTTGGTCTTAAAGATTTGACCACCCGAAATGTTGCACCTGTTGAGACTGGATTTACGGAACGTGAGTTAATGAGCATCAAGAGGTACCGCCGAGTAAGGGTGGCCTAAGATGCGTGTTCAGGTCCGAGTTGTAGACGTTGACACTTCTAAAGCAGATCGACGTTTTGGGCAAATTCTTCGTAGATCACGGGATTTCAAAGCGGTGTTCCGTTGGATGTTCCAAGAGTTGCAGGAAGCCCATCGTGAGAACTTTAGAACGCAGGGGGCGGCGTCTGGCTTTCCGTGGAAGCCACTAGAGCCACAGTATGCCTCTTGGAAGATTGAGAACTATGGGGCAAACGGCGTGTTGGTGCGTTCTGGCGACTTGGAGCGGAGCCTTACCATGAATAGTGGCCGAGGGGCTGTCCGTGACATTGGTGCTAGGACTGCTGAGTTTGGTACTAAGTTACCATACGCCAAGTTTCATCAGAGCGGTACGAGCAATATGGCCCAGCGTAAGCCTCTGTTTTTGCCTAGACTAATGGCAGACCGTACAGCGGATGCTGTCGGTGAATACTTGGTACACGGTTCAGTGGGTATGCGTACCACGGGAGGATTGATCTAAAATGATGTCAGGACCTAGATTTGCTAAAAACTATGTTTCAAATTATTTAAGTAATGATTTGCCGTCTCGTTTGATTACGTACCGGAACAGTTGGGGTTTGAGTTCTCGGCAGTTGCCTGATCCCCGGCGCTACCTGAGTTACGAGCCGTTCGCTCTTGATACGTGGCCCACGATTATCAATCTCGTGATTAACACTCGCTCTATCACCAGAGAGGGGTACGAGTTCGATCATGATCCTAACTTCCGTGTTATTTATGAAATGCGGACATATGTGTGGGTTCGTGATGCAGGCGCTGAGATTGTTACGGAGCAGCGGGATAATTTAACTACAGTTGTGCGAGAGGCGTTGATGGATGGGCCATCACTGTCTGAGTATGACACTACGGTGCCTTGCTCACCCAAGATTGACGAAGGTACCATTAGAGAAGAATTTTCTGATTTAACTTTGATCAAGGGAGAGCGTTTGTTGGCAGGTGCCTACATTGCTTATGACCTTGCTTTGGAAGAGGTTATTGACCATACCACTCTGGGAGTGTTTACAAGCAAGGAAGCGACTGTCACCAAGTTGCCGATTACAGCGATTGCTCCCACGAATTTGTTAGGAATTGCTGGCGATAGTCAGGTCACGTTGTCATGGAATGAATCAACGTGGAATGGCGGCGTTCATGAAATTTCAGGGTATACCGTTCAGCAATCTACTGATTCAGGTTCTACTTGGACTACGGTAACTACCGATACTGGTAGCACTGAGGGCCTGTATGTGGTTACTGGTCTAGATAATGGGACTTCGTATTCGTTTAGGGTTGCGGCGAACAACACTGCGGGGGTGGGTGCATATTCGGCTGCTAGCACGGCTGTCACCCCTTCTTCTTAATTTTCCGATCAGGGATATAGTTCCTGCGATCTCTAGACATTTGGTGGTAATATAATAGTTGACAGAGCAGACGCTTTGCGTTTCGCCCTCAGGGCAAGCAATACTGGTATTGTAAATCTAAGGAAAATGGAGGCTTAAAATGCCGGGAGTTAACGTCACTACTGCGGTGCGGTCTGGTCCTGTGGGTGCTGGAGATATCGTTGCAGGTCAGGTATTCATGGTGGGGGAGACCGAACGTGGTCCCACTGATGAGCCTACCCTTCTTCGCTCTTTTAGCGATTACACGACCTACTACGGAAACTATAAATCAAGTAATCTTTACGCTCACGTCAAGACATACTTTGACGAGGGCGGTACACGCTGCTATGTTCAGCGTGTCGTTGGTGCAGGTGCAGGTAAAGGCACTGTCGCACTTACCTCAAACAATGCCGCTTCAGCCGGTATGACCATTACTGCCAAGGATGTTGGCGCTTGGGCTGCAAACCTTTCGGTTGAGGTTCTTAGCGGCGACTCGTCAGGCTACCGACTTAAGTTCGTGCTGGACGGTTCAACGCTTTTGACAACTCGTGACTTGGTAACGGTTGCTGACGGCATTAACTTTGTTAACGCTTCAGCAGTTAACCACCTTGTTGAAGCGACAACTACGCTCACTGATGCGCAGGCTGACGATGACAGCAACAACCTAGACACCGCCAGTGCTGCTGCTCTTAGCAGCAGTGCCGCAGACGGGAACGCTGTTTCAGACGCCGAGATCGTTGCTGCTCTCGCAACTGACGATACCGGCAAGTTGTCACCTAACCTGAACACTGGCGCTGTGTGTGCTCCGGGTCGTACAGGTTCAGCAATTTGGAACGCTCTTGCTAGCCATGCAGGCGACTTTAACCGTGTCGCTCTGTGTGCATTTGGTGCGTTAGACTCTGCGGGCACCGCTAAGACGGATGCTTCAGGCTACTACGCTAACACCAACGCTAGCAGCATGGCTTTCTACTGGCCACACGTGAAGGTTGCGGCTCCTGCGGTTACTGAACTTGCCACAGGCGAGTCAACCATTCAGGGTGCAACAATCACTCTCTCACCAGAGGCTTATGCCGCTGCTGCTCGTAGCCGTGCAGTTCAGCAGGCAGGCGGTCCTTGGCGGGTAGGTGCCGGTGCCATTTCGGCAGCACGCACTCTCAAGGGTCTTGCTGCTGATGTTACACCAGCAACCGGTGATTCACTAGACAATGCACGAGTTAACGCAATCCGCAAGGTCGGAGATTCAATCCGAGTTTACGGCGCACGTTCAGTATCAAACGATGAGGCAAACTGGCGTTACATTTCAATGCGTGACACCCTGAACTACATTGTTCTCGGTGTGGAAGATCGCATGGAACGCCACGTGTTTAGCGTGATTGATGGACGAGGCAACACCTTCGGTGTTATCCGGGCTTCCATCAAAGCATTCCTTGACCCAATTCGGGTAGCAGGCGGTCTGTACGAGGCGTTCGATGATACGGGCGCTCCGGTTGACCCCGGTTACAGTGTGCGTGTTGATAGCACTATCAACCCTGCAACACAGTTGGCTACAGGTCTAGTCAAGGCGCAGGTTGGCGTTCGGGTTTCCGGCGTGGCAGACCTTATCGACATTACAATCACTAAGAGCAACTTGAGTGCTCCGCTAATCTAAGGAGATAATTAGACATGGCAAAAGCAACACAGAGACAGATTGTAGCATCAATTGAACCGACACCTAACGTGACCGGCCACGTCAGAGGCCCTGAGTTTGGCGCTACGTCATACTTTGCTACGGTCAGCGGTGGCGAGATTAGTGCGGCTGTTGAGAAAGTTTACGACGGCGGTGCTTCTTTCCCTGAGGTGCTTTGCGCTCCTTCGGAGATTGGTGATATCACTGTTAGCCGGTTCTACGACCCGGATACTGACGGTGCAAATGACCACGCCAAGTTGTCGAAACTTCGTCAACTAGTTGGCTCATGCTACTACGACATTTCAATCTTCACGCTCAACTGTGATCTTAAGGACCCCGGTTCAGAGCGTGTGTACCCTCGGGCACTTCTTGTTGGTCTCACTGAGCCTGACGGTGATGCTTCATCGGGTGCTCCGGCTTCCTACTCTCTCACCTTCGCAGTGAGCGAGATTCAGAAGGACGTTCCGGCAGATTCCTGATCTGGTAGGATTATAATTTTAGAATTGGCGCTACTTCGGTAGCGCCTTTTCTTTTTTACAGTTCTTGCCTTGGGGTGGGGATTGTTGTAGTGTATTTATACGTATTGTCTACATGAGGTAAATCATGAGTATTCCAACAGTAAGTAGTCGGGTCAATGTTAAGGACCTGCACCCGAAGTTTAAGGCCCGTCTAGAGGCGTTCTTTGCTGATCCACGAATTAAGGGGAAGGTGTCTGTCGTTTCTGGCGTCCGCACCTATCAGCAGCAGAAGTACCTGTATGACGGCTATAAGAGCCGCAAGCCCGGTTTTAATCTGGCGGCTAACCCTGACCGTGTGACCAGCGCAGGATTTCAGGGAAGTTATCATATGTCTCAGCCAAAGTTTGATGGTTACGGTTACGCAGTTGACTTCCGCATCATCAAGAAGGGCGCTATTTCTACCACGCAGGTGAACAAGATCGCCGCCGAGTATGGTATCGTGAAAACGGTCCCTTCAGAGTGGTGGCATCATTCCCCGTGCCGAGTGTCGGGCGGCAAGATGGAGTGGTTCCCGGTCAAGGGTGATATCAAGGTTCCTAAGGCTGCTTCGGTCAAGTCTGAGCAGGCCAAGGCGTTTGAGTTTATCGCTGCTTGTTTGGAGACTGTTGTCCGCAAGGGCGACAAGGGTCCGGTTGTTGAGTTCCTTCAGAAGATGCTTGATAAGAACGGTTACAAGTTGACTTCTCGTCCTCGTAAGAACTCTGGTGTTGACGGCGACTTTGGTCCGAAGACTCTGCGTGCTGTGAAGCAGTTCCAGCGTGACGAGGGTCTTGCGGCTGATGGTGTTGTCGGCCCGAAGACATGGAAGGCACTGATCGACTAATTTTCTTTACTAGTTGACACGCTGGTACGAAAATTACTATCATAGAAACTATGAGTGAAGATAACGATATCATCGAAGTTGCAGGCAGCGACAATGCTAGTCCTGCTCCTGCCAAGAGCAAGTCCAAGCGAGTAACAGTTCTGGATCAGTTGAAGGAAGAGATTAGCCGTGAGGTTACTCGTCCCGAGATTGAGATGCCTGTTCCTGAGCGCAAGGGCGTAACAGTTAGGTTCTCACCTAATATCACAAACGATCAGTTGAAGGCGTGGCGTCGTAACTCCACGAACCGTAAGACTGAAGAGTTGGATTCTATCAAGTTCTCCTGCTATGTTGTAGGTCAGACTGTCACTGGTATTTATTTCAATGACGAACTGGTGCTTGATGAGGACGGTAACGCTATCACGTTTGCATCGCAGGCGATTTTGGAGATGACGAACACTGATCGTCCTCTGCCTGATGCTATTCGTGCGTTCTATGCGATTGACCCGCATCTTGAGAATACTGCTCTTAAGATTCTTGATTACGCCGGTTATGGTGATGATCTGGAGACTGA